ATCCGCTGGAGCAGCACGGCATCCGGACCTACGCCCACCCTAAGGATTTTGTAGGCTCCGGTGTCCTTGACCCTAGCCTCTCAGGGTGGCCAGCCCAGGTCTATTAGCACTTAACCGCTCGACCAAGGCGGTAAGCCACGCACTTTTGGAATACTGCTGCGTACACAGTTTTATGGTTCACGGCCCCACCCAGACCCCCGGGGAACGCTGTGCTAGACCCGGCGGGGCACTGGGCCCAAAGGCCCGCCTGTCATTACGGCCCCCGTCAGCGAGGACAGGTCCCTCTGGTCGTCGCGGGCGGCGGTGCATGCTGCGCGCCGAAGCTCGTCTACCGATTACGGCCACCGTCGTAGGGCGGTAGATCCCCTACCCAACAGCCCCCATTTTAGGTAGGTGCCTGAGTGGGCCCTCACCCATTTGAGCAGAGATGTGGTCACTCACGCCAGGTGTGGTGAAGAGAAGGCTCGTCCAACAAACTTTGATACGACATACGCGGAAAGCGCGTGTAACCAGCTGGAGGTTCCGGCCCCAGCCGCCGCTCCCAGTCTTTCTGCACCTCGGGCGTTACCCCGAAGGCACGCTCAAAGGATAAACGAGTCTCCCAGTGTACACCTAGCGCAGCTTCCTCCCCCGCCAGCCACGCGCCCTGGACAAAATAGTCCACGTACGGATGAGGCCGTACTCGCTTCGGGCGTCCGAATGCCCTGAGGCTCTTGAGGGCCCACTCCTGAAGAATGGGCACACCACGTGCTAGACTAAGCTCGCACATAGCTACCCCGGTCATCCACTCACGAGCGAAGATGGGCTCACGCAGGTATCTATGCGAACAAAAGGCACCTGACAGAACACGCCACCACTCGCGGACCATGCACCAACCCCTCCCGGGGCCGAGGTAGACCGGGGCAGATCCGCCAAAGCGGACCTCCTCAACAACGGATGTAGGACGTTCGAGTGTGACCTCGTGCCCGCTGGACTCCAGTACATGTTTAGCAAAGACCCTCATCACCCGGTCGAGACAGCCCCCGGGCAGGAAGACTAAAGCATTGTCGCCGTCGACCAACACGTCAAACGGTACACCAACTCTCCGAAGAGAGGCGACAATCACCACGAGGAAGATTAGACTGTTCCCCATCCCCGTGTTAAAGTCTCCACTTGCCCTACCACCCGGCCGCGAGAACTTTGCTCCACACGGCAACTTGCCCCGCAGGACAAGTTGCTCACGCAGCATAGACGAAAGGCCCCTATCACCCCTGAAAGCCGATCTATACACTGCGTGCTCCGCGTCCAACTGCCCGGGCCCAACATGGGCCTCGAACGCCTTTCCATCGACCTCAAAGCAAACGCACCGCTCGAAAGAAGACATCTTCCGGACTATCAAGTTGGCACGCTGCCGTGGGTTCAGTCCCTTCGCAACCAGACGCATATTATGCCCCATGCCGAGGACCCCTCCCGTGAGCCTTCCCCAAAGCCAGTGCTCAAAGGGCTTCAACCGACGAGCTAACTCTAAATTGAACCTAGGTGAGCGGGGGAAGATCAACCTAGGTTTGGCTTCCTTAACAGGAGACCGTAGCTTGTCGGCCTTTAAGAACGCCGAGATAGAGGAATCCCTCCACCCCAAGGGCTCTCTATCAAGAGACTCGGCGGCCTCGACATAGCGTCGCCTCAAGAACCCGTCATAACTCAAGGCGGTCTCGCGTCTGCCCCACCGACCTCCGTCATAAGAACGTGCCAGCCGTCTAAGACTACCCCACACACGACGACAATGTGAGTCTGGACTACGCATGACCTCCGCCGGCAAGGGAGCCAGCACCCGTAGTAACAGGGCCGCCAGCTCATTGTGAGGGCAAGTACGGTGGACGGTTGGCACAAAAGTGCCAGGTAAACAAGACCGCCACCCTACCCACATCTCCCTCCTGCTCTCGACACACGACGCCCAATCAACATCCCTGGTAGTCAAGGTACCGGTACCCAAGCGCGGTAAAGCGCCCCAACAGGTACCTGGGATAATGACTGGGCCCCGCTAACTCGAGAGCTCATCCAGGTGGTATCCGGCAGCCTCGATCACGTCGACCGCAGCCGACTCTGGTGCAGACACCGCGAACGCCCGAGCAACAGCAGGTGCCACGAGAAAAGGCACAAGACACTCGGGGACCGATGCCCCAGAACACCACTCCTGAGCACGGCTCTTGAGACCGTGAAGGAGATCGAGGTCGCGTGGCCTAAAGCACGCGTACCGGGCCAGACGGCCTAAAAGACCGGGGGCAATAACCTCCCGGCCTTCAACAGTCTCCACCACGACATAAGGCTCGTGATGCTGCAGGCCGCCTGTAGGTAATACTCCCCCACCAAGGAGTTTCGATCCGGAAGGATACATACCCAAGACGGCATTTACGGTGAGGGGCCGAAATGGGGAGGGGAGGTCTGAGCTCCACCGCCCTCGCACCAAACGACCAACGACACCGGGCCTACCGCCCAAGTATTTCTCCAGAGAGCGTACCCAAATCGCCCTCTTCCGGACCCTGGCAGGCAAAAGCCCACCAGCCAGCACAGAGGCATGTACTGTATTTGCCGCTTTCGCATAGGCGGCCCCCCGCCCATGAGACAATCCAACCATGGGCACGGTTGGATCTAATACATCCTCCACCCGCGACACAGGAGGAGGGGCCAGACTACCTCGGACCAGCCACGCTGCACAACACTCCAGAGCCCAACCCAGAGTGAGGT